CAAACACATTGGCAGACATTGCAACGCAATTCGGCTCATAACCATACTGCTGAAGAGCCAGCTTGGCGGTCGCCACATCACGAGCTACATCGACTGTTGCCACTAACGCTTGGGTGTAGGCAACCGCACGAGTTTGATCGGCGATGGTGAAGGGAGTCGTTGCATTCCAGAGAAGATCGGATACCCGCTTCTCGTGGGAGAGTTTCAACTGACGGAGCAAGAACTTTGCAGTTTCGCTCTCGTAGGCGAAGAAACGATTTAAGTCCTTAGCCGCATCGTCCGGAATTAGCTCTTCGAGACCTACCTCGTTCGTTGCGTAGTTTGCCGAGCTAAAGGAACGGATGCCACGAGAATAGCTCGAGCCGCTTTCACGAGCCAGAGCATTGTTGGTCAAGAGTTCCCCACCAGCTAACTGAACTTTGAGATATGTTCCAGCCTTTGCATCTACATTCTGCAAGGGGAGGAGTTGTGAACCGATCAAACCTACATCTGCTTGGGGCGCCTCAATGAGAGCCTGTGAGATGTCTGCCCGAATAGTTGTGCCACCATTTACATATGCCATATATTTTAGTCTTTCTTTTTTAGGTTAAATTACTGGGTTAAGGGAACTGCGACTTCGATGACTGCATCAGCCGCACCGCCCTCAAGGGCAACCCCGACAACGCCAACATTGGCGGCCGCAGTTGTTACGAGGCCAGAACCAGTCGTGGCTACTAAGCCTCCGATGGCAATCGCCGTCTCGCAAGTTGCAAAATAGGTTGGGTAGAACAGCTTGACCGCTCCGTTGTCTCCAGCCGCTACATCGCTAATGGTAGAACCAATGCAACGAGCAGAACCGGAAACAGCCGCACGAGCCGTGCCGTCCGTGTGAATCTCTGCGAATCGGTAAGCCGAGATCGCCGAGGCAAAGTTAAAGGTGCGAACTGCACCACCGTCAATATTTGTAGCCATTTTAGTATTATCCTTCTTTAGAGTTTCGTAATACCACGAGACAATGCCTCGGTGTATTCGGTTGGGTTAGATAGCATCACGGCTTTCATTGCCTTGAGCTTCGACGTTCCGTAGTCGCTATGGGCGGCCACGAGAGCTTCAAAAGTTTTGGGTTCTTCCTTTTTCTGGGAAGGCACTTCGATTGAAGGGGATGCAGGGATGGGCTTAATGCCAAACTCGGTAAGAACCTTCTTAACCACTTCGCTCATCTCCTCCTGCTTTTCCTCCTCAACAGATTCGCCTTCGGCTTTTGCGCCATCGGCAACTGCCTTATCTTCGACAACAGCTTGCTCGTCCACAGGGGCTTCAGCCATCTTTTCGTTTTTGGGTTTCATCGAATCTTCAATGGCCGCCAAGCGAACCTTGATGTCCTCGATATCTTTCATATAATTGTTTTCCATATTTGTTTTGTCCTTTTTGTCAAGTGGAGCTTCCTCCACGGCTTCTTTGGTTACTGCCGGAATTGATTTCCCTCCCTGCACATAACCGAGTTTTTCCATAAACTTCACCATCTCCTCGAATAATCCATTCGTGGCGGCTGGGCTGGAAACTAAATCAGCAGAGGCGATGCTCTGGGGTCGAATGTAATCCTTGCCGTTGATGGTCTCGGACTCATTCACAAAGGCTAGGGAAACGCCGAACTGGTCGGGGGCTTCGGAGGCCATCTCTTTGATTAGACCGTAGTGGGGGGAGTTGCGTAGTAAGCGAAGGTCGGCCACCAGCTTATCTCCATCGATTCTTGGGTTTCTGGCGAAGGCTACGACACTTTCGAGACCAGAGCCGTGATTGATCTTCACCTTAATTCCATTCTTGGCGTTGCTCATAAGTTTGAGGGCAGTCTCTAGGCTTGTTTTATCCACGAAAAGGTCGTGTCCTTTAGCCTCACCCACCTCCAAAATTGAAACTCCCCCTAGCTCCATTTCCTCCATCTCCTCATCTCGATAGGTCGAATAGGCAACCGCCGCCCTTTGCGTTTCATCTGGAAACTTGGATACTGCCTCTGCGTCACCCATAAAGCGTGATACAAAGTCTTGTTCGGATTCGTCTGCGGAAGGTAGGGGTAAAGGCATAAATGCCTAACTTATGTCAAAGAAGATCGCCGTCTGCCTTGCGGTAAGAGTCTTTGACCTCGCCCCCACCAGCCATCTTGAGAAACTTGTTCACCCTTGCCATCGCCCAAGCGTTGCGAGAGTTGGGTTTGCCGCCGGTAATCGTTGGCCTAAAGCTAGTCGAGAACGCCCCTGCCCCCCTGCGAAACACTTTCTTCAATGCCCCAAGGCTAGGAGCGTTTTTCTTGGGATGATCTTTCTTGAACTCGGCAATCTTGTTTTTCAATGCCTCCTCATTCTCGGCTGAAATCTCTATGTCGCCAGCTTTGCTTCTTGTGGATGCCGTGCCTTGGGGGTTCTCTTTCGAGCCTTTGATTCGCTCCTTGGGAGGGGCTGGGGTTTGGCTTACTGGTCGGGCAAGTTCTTCCTTCTTGTCTGTAATCGGGCCACCAACAATCCAAGCATCGCAAGTTCTTTTGGATGCACACTTAAAGTCAAAAATCTCGCAATATCCTAGATCGCCAGCCACCGCAACCTCATCAGCATCAATCCCTATCCCGCCTTTTATGCAATTTAGAAGTTTGCTGGTTTGGTTAAAGGCCGCACAATTTCCGCAAAGCATTTTCTTTGCCGTTGATACATCACCTTGAAACTCGTCTGCCTTGGCTTTCCAATAGTCCTCATTCGGTTCGTTAGGATTAGCTGGGCCGTAGTTCGCATCATCAACCGCTGTCTGCCTATTGGCTAGATTTGTTTTGATGTCTTGAGTTGCGATTGGGCAAGAAGCTGGTTCTGCAAGTTCTTTGGATTTCCTTGAAATAACTATTGGAGAATCAGATAGTTCTTGATCTTTAATTATATTGCTCATACTTGCTCTAAATCCACAAAATATGTTTTTGCTTTACCTGTTTTAACTGTTCTGCGATTTGTAACCTTATATTCGCCCTTGGGCAAGATTATTTCTTGCAACTCTGATTCAAAGTCTTGATTGTTGGAATTTATTGTGCTAACTCCTTTTTTCGCTTTAATTCTAAATAGTATTGATTCTCCCCTAAATTGATCTTCCTCGCTTCTTCTTGCATAATTAGACGCTATGGATGGGTCAGAGCTTGCCGACATAAAACTTGTAAAATCCACCCTTCCTTCATTTTTTACTTTAGCCAAGATTTCTGCACTGTCTACGCCATTTGCAGTAAATCCTCTATAAAATGTTTGTTCCTTTGAAAATTTTTGGCTTGAGATATTGTTGAGTATTTCAATCTTATTATCAGCTATTGTTTGGGCTTTTTGTATCATTCGCTTTAATCCTTCTATATTTCCAGTTTGGTCATACAGAGCTATTGTTGCCATATCTTTATCGCTTAATGCCCCACCAGTTGCAGATTGTAGTCTTTGTCCCAATGTTCCGGGAGATGAATTTATGGCTTCTTCAAATGCTTGCTCCTTGGTCATTCCCTCTGAATTTGCCCTTTCGTATTTTGACCATATTCCACCAGATGATTTTCGATAATCATCCACAGATTGTTTTTCTTCTGTTGTAAGATTTTTCTTTTCATCTTCGTAGCTAGTATTTGCCTCATACGCATTTTCTATTGCTTTTTCGTGTTCTGTTATAGAAATTTTTGCTTCTCCATTTTTATCGTATTTATATGAATCTAAACTAGATTTGTCTTTTGCTTTTTCTGTTTCTGCTTGTTGCTTGGGTTCTGTTGTTGCAGAGCCTTTGTCTTGCGGTGTTGGCCTCTTATAGTCACTTGGAATCTTCCCACCGGGTCGGGTTGGCGTGTAGCCTCCCTTAATTGGTGGCCTCCCATAACCTACGGCACACTTGTTGTCTGGCCCGAAAGTTCCACCATCATCTTGTCCGCAATCCCTACCAGCAACGAACTCTGTTTTCTTGTCCCTTGCTTCCATCTGCCCAACGACTTTCCTTGCCCAAGCATAGCCAGCGTCTCCACCCCATCCATTCCACGCTTGCCAGCCCTTACCCTGCTCGTCCCAAGTTGCACCCTTCTTATCGACTTCGTGGCGAGTTAGGAAGTTGAGCATTCGCCTTACTGTGTCGGGCGATAGCTTCACGCCATTTTGCAAGTCTCTAGCTCTGGCTATGCCTACTGGGGTCATTCCCCTTTGGCTGGATGGTTTGCCTTCCCGCACATCCAAGGCTCTTTTAGCGGCATCCCTAG